ATGGTGAAATAAATTATCCTGATTCATTTAACATTAGAGATTACGCAACTGATTTATTATTCTTCCAACAAGCTAAGTCAATTAACGTACCATCACCAACATTAAACAAAGAAATTGACAAAGAAATTGCTAGAGCAGTAGTTGATGATGATGAAAAACTTACAACAATTATGGACGAGATAGATGGCAATAGTCAAGTTGGTGAATTTACTCAAGACGAGCCTCAACAAGAGGAAGAAGTAGAAGAAGAAGAAGTTTAATGAATGGCAGACAAGGTACAAGATTTTGCAGAATACAGAATTAGGCAAATAGAAATAGCCGAATCAAAATATTACAAATCATTAATAGACACATTAGACAGAATAGAAAAAAGGGTAGTTAATTTAGTTGCTAGTGATTTAGAAGATTTAGAAAAGGTAGCACAATTAAGAGTAGCTATTAGAATGCGTCCTAAGATCAAAGCTATATTAGAACAGGAGTATTTAAAATGGTCAGACACAGTTGTAAGAGAAGGATTTAATAAACAAGCTAAAAGAATTGAAAGAGCATTTAAGCAAATAGGTAATATACCTTTAAGGTTTCAACAGTTGTCAAATGCAGATTTAGCTTTAATTAAAAATTTAAAAAACCAAACGTTCACGCAGTTTAAAGATGTATCAAATACATTTACTAGAAGATTATCTGAAAAGGTTTATCAGTCAGTTTTAGCTGGTGTAGATTTTGCAGAATTGGAGCAAGAAATGAGACAAACTATAAATGGTATCTATGCTAGTTCTAAAGATGCAGAAGTAAATAAATTAGTAGCTAAGATCAAAAGAGATGAAGTTAAAGTTAGATCAATAGACAAAAGAACAACTAGTGGTAGAGCAGTTAGAGAGAGATTGACAAAAAACATACAAGTACTACAAACAAAATTTGCAAGAGATAGAACAGGTGAAAATATGAAACGTTTTGCTGGTCAAGTATTAAATGATAGCTTACGTGAATTTGATTCACAACTAAACCTTGCAAAGTCGGAAGATGCTGGTTTAACTCATGTCAAGTATCAAGGTTCTTTAATACCTACAACAAGAGATTTTTGTAGATTGCTAAAATCAGGAAAACTTGATAAGAGAAGATCAGGAGTATTTACGATTGATGAAGTCAAGAAACTATGGCGATCACGTTCTTGGAAAGGCAAGAAAGCTGGTAATCCATTAATAGTTCGTGGTGGTTATAATTGTCGTCATCAATGGAGTTTTGTGAGTCCAACATGGTACGATCAAGACGGTAAGTTAATAATTAACTAACGGAGTATAAAATGGTAGAAGAAAACAAAGTAGCTAACACAGAAGCTACAAAAGAAAATAAATCTGTGGAAGTTAAGGAAGAAACAAAAGAGCCTTTATTTAATCAGACACAAGTTAATAATATAATCAAGTCTAGATTAGAGGCAGAAAAAACAAAACAACAAAAAGCATTAGAAGAACAAAAAAAACTTGTTGAAGATCAAGAAAAAGAAAGACAAGTAAAAGATGCTAAGACTAAAGCAGACTTAGAAAGTCTAATGAAACAAAGAATTAAAGAAAAAGACGAAGAACTAAATCGTATGAAAAATATGATTAAAGTTGAAAAAGTCGATAATTCTGTAATGTCAGTTGCGGCAAAAATGAACGCAATTAATCCTCAACAGATTGTTCAGCTAATGAAAAGCAGTATTAAATTAACTGACGATAATCGTATCGAAATACTAGACAAACATGCAAATACAAGGTATAACGATAAAGGTGAACTACTTACGATTGAAGAATCTGTTAAGGAGTTCTTAGATGCTAACCCACATTTCTCGCAAGGGTCTAAAGCTGGTGTAGGGAGCCAGAGTAGTGTCGAGGGCAAAACTGTAAAGCCTTTCAGTATTCAGGATTTAGATATGAGTAAGCCAGATGATCGTAAACGATATGCACAATATCGTAAAGAACGAGATTCAAAGCCAACTCAAATTAATTTAACAAATAAACAATAGGAAAATAACATGGCAAACGAAACAACAGCGTCCACACTCTCGGAATTATATACTGAGATAGTGGCAGAAGCATTATTCGTAGCAAGTGAGCAATCAACAATGAGACCACTTGTAAAAAATTATGCTATAACAGGTGGCGGTAAGCAAGTAGAAGTTCCAATATATGCGGCAGTATCAGCTGGTGCAGTATCGGAAGCGGCTGACTTATCTAACACAGCAATAAACCCTACTTCAAAAAGTATAACAGCGGCAGAAGTAGGAATCATGACGACTCTTACAGACCTTGGAAGAAATTCTGCTCCAAGAAACGTAGCGGCAGACATCGGAAGATTGTTTGGAGAGGCGATTGCTAAAAAGATCGACACAGATTTAATAGCAAACTTTGATAACTTCTCACAAGAAGTTGGTGATGGAACAGCAGTTCTAAGTGCGGCTAACATTTTTAATGCAGTTGCAATCTTAAGAAAAAATGCAGTTCCAATGACTGACGTTTCTGGTGTATTTCACCCTTTAAATGCGTTTGATTTAAAAAGTAATTTAACAAACACATTCGTTGGTAGAGATACAGAATTATCAAACGAGGCATTAAGATCAGGATTCGTTGGTAATGTTGCAGGAGTTCCAATATTTGAAACTTCAAATGTTGCAGATAGCTCAGGCAATAATCCAGGTACAACTGGTGACTACAAAGGTGCAGTATTCCATAGAGATGCTTTAGGCTTAGCTATGATGCAAGACCTTAAAATCGAAACTCAAAGAGATGCGTCTCTAAGAGCAGACGAGATCGTAGCAACAGCTGTATATGGTACAGGCGAGTTAAACGATACTTATGGTGTTGAGTTGAACGTAGATTCATCAATCCAATAATCATAACTTATTCAGGGGGAGCAATCCCCCTGATACTAAAAGGAATTTTTTATGGCAAATTATACAGGTGCAAATGTAATAACAACATCAGACGTTTTAAAATATCAACCTGACGCATTTGACTTTGGCATTTCAACAACTGCAACAGAAACAGTTAATTTTTTAGCACAAACAACTAATGACATTTTAAGAGAATTAAGAATACGTTGGTGGCCAGTCTATAAGACAAATGTTTATACTGACATTACAGTTTTAAATACTGCTGAAATGGTAGATACAAAAGTAAATTTAGATCAGTTTGAACGTGCTGGTGTTTATTTGTTTTTACATAGATTTTATTTACCAGCATTAACAAAGTTTAGACCAGAGGCAGATAAAGATAGATTTGAAAGAATGATTGAACATTATACTGGTGAATATAACAAAGAGTTAACTGCAATATTAGAAGATGGTGTAGAATACGATTCAGATGCAAGTGGTACTATTTCAGTAAATGAAAGAGAATCACTACATGGAAGTCGTAGATTAACAAGATAATGTTACAAGCAAAGGTCAATTCTAATCTTAGAAACGTACAAAAAAGATTTAAAAAGTTTAGAAGTAAATTTCCTCGAGTAGTTACACAAGGTTTATTACGTGCTGGACTACAATTAAAAGAAATCATATTAGATAAAACGGACAGAGGTATCGATCAAGATGGCAAAAGGTTTGCACCATATAGTCAGTCTTATGCAGATGAAAAAGGTAAAACAAAAGTAGATTTACAAGATACAAATAGAATGTTGCAATCAATAACTGCTAGACCAGAGGGTAAAAATAAAGTAAAGTTATTTTTTAGAAGTCAAAGAGAAGCAAATAAAGCATTGTTTCATCAGAAAGGTTTAGGTAAGCTACCTGAAAGAAAGTTTTTTGGATTTAGCAAAGCAAACGAAAAAGCAATACAAAAAGAATTTGCACAGTTTATAAAGAAACAAATGAAAAATTTTAAATTATGAGTGTTAGAGAAAACATAGCTACAAACGTTGTATCAGTTATTAGTGGTATTACTAGTCCAGCAGTTAGAAAAGTATCAAGACAACCTTTTCCATTAGAGGAATTAGCACAATCACAGTACCCAGCAATTTTAGTACAAACACAACAAGAAACAAAAGAAGATCAAGAATTAGGAAGTGGTGCAAAGACAAGGTTATGCACATTAGAGTTTTTAATACAATGCTACATCAAGGGTTCAGATAGCAACATAGACACAGCTAGAAATACGTTAGCAACAGCTATTGAAACTGCTTTAGAATCTGATATAACAAGAGGTGGTAATGCACTTGATACGCAAATTACAGAAATTGAAACTGATGCTGGTCAGTTGTTTCCAATAGGAGCAGTAAATATGACAATATCTGTACTATATGAACATCAAAGTGGAACACCATAAAGATTGACAATGAATAGAGATTAAATTAAAAAACATTATGGCTAAAGACATAAAAGTAGTAAAAGGAACTGATGAAATTATAATCAACGAACTTCAACTTGAAGATTTTGAGAAAAGAGGTTATAAGCAAATCAGTAAAAAAAATAGTAAACCGAAAAAAGAGAAGGAAAACAAATGGCAACACATCACGGAAAAGAAGGAGTAGTCAAAGTAGGTTCTGACGTAGTTGGTGAGATCACTGGCTTTGCGTTAGAGACAACTGGCGATGTTGTAGAGGATACACAATTATCTGATGCGGCAAAGTCATTTATTTCAGGAAGAACATCGTTTAGTGGTTCTCTTGATATGAACTATGATGAAACAGACACAGCACAAGAAAACTTAACTGTTGGTTCATCTGTATCTTTCACTCTGTTACCAGAGGGTAACACAAGTGGTGATCAGAGTTTTGCTGGTTCAGGAATTGTTACATCAATGAGTATTAACAATGGTATGGACGCAGTAGTAACAAGAACTGTAAATTTTCAAGGCAGTGGAGCATTAACTAAAGGTACTGTATAATAGTATTGTATGAAAGTTATTGATAGAGCAAAGTCTCATTTTGAGAGTTTAGGAGTTCAATCTATTGAAGTTCCTGAGTGGAAAGATGATGACGGCAAATCTACTATCGTTTTCTGGAATCCAATTACATTATCTGAAAAGAATAAATTATTTAAGAAGTCAGATAACTTAAATGATGTAGGTATTCTTGCAGACATTATTGTAATGAAAGCATTAGACAAAGATGGCAAAAAGATGTTTAGTTTAGAAGATAAACTAGCACTAATGCACAAAGTTGATTCTGATGTATTGTCTAGGATAGCTACCTCAATGGTACAAGCTATTCAGCCAGACGAAGTAAAAAAAAACTCTTAAATGAGCCTGAATTAAAAAATTTACTTATCGTTGCAGATAGGTTAAAAATATCTTTAAGTTCTGTTTTAGAAATGCCTGAGTGGGAGTTTAACCATTGGTTAGGTTATCTGTTAGTCGAGCAAGAACAAAACAATAGAGCAATGGATAAGATGAAACATAGATAATGGCTACAAATAATATAGTTCTAAATTTACTTGCAAAG